TTCAACTACAGCCCTAAGCTCGTTCTGTGCAGCTTGGTTATCACCGAACTGCACATAGAGGGGGTAGACCTCAACACCATCGCACAGAAAGTGATAGAGGAGTGTCGCAGAGTCAAGCCCACCTGACAGCAGTAGCACTACCCGAGGGTGCTCTTTCGGGTTGAACATCATGCCTCACCTCCGAGTGTAAGACCTGCTGCCTTGCGTATCCTACACGGTTCACACTCCCCACAAGGAATCTGTTTGCCATGCTTCTCTGTCGGGAAGTAACATCCCCAAGTGCTATACTCGGGAACATCGAGACGTTTCGCCTCAGCTGCGATGTCCGGCTTCGTCATCTCAACGAGAGGGGCATAGATCTTGACAGGTCGTTCAGATACACCAACCGCAGCGTTCTCAAGGTCAAAAACCTTCTGCATAGCGTCAACCCAGGCTGGAGTACAGTCAGGGAAACTGACGCGATTCTGCATACGCGCCGAGGCGTTGATACCGATCGATATCAGATCAGCACCGATGATCCTGGCGTGATAATAGGCGATGGTAGCGAAGATGGAGTTCCGCATAGGAACCATCGCTGATGAGTAGCCCTTACCATACGCAACAGCTTCCCCTCCAGTAAGGAAGTGATTCGGCATGGACACCTTAGCCTGTTTGAATCCGAGAAACCTGTGCTGGAAGTCAGGCTCAACACGTCGGATATGACGCGCCAACCTGCGAACACAAGTAAGCTCACCATCGAAGCCGAGTTGCCCATAATTGAAAAACAGCCCACCAACTTCGTAGGCACTGAACTCCGGATCTTTCAGAAGTTTGTAAAGGCAGGTCGTGGAGTCGATTCCGCCACTCCACAAGGCGAGAGCACGTTTCATATTCTACCCTTCCACGGTGTCTGCTTCACAACCTGAACCATACCCCGACCACGAGGATGCTTCAGAACAAGTTTGAAATTTGTAAGCTGAAGTGTTGCCAGCGGAATGCCAGTAACAGCCGACACAGCCTCTTCCAAAGGCATGATCGGTTCTGTAAGCACCATCTTACCGCCGACCCGCCTGGGCTTACCGCCATGCAAGTCATTTATCCTGGCTTGCTGCTCGGCTGTGACTTCGATTTCAGTCACCATATGGTACGTCATAGGTGTCTCCTGCTCGATTAGGGTTTGTGAAAACCTGTGTACTGTTTCAAGGGTTTTCTTCGCAAGAGCCTGTACTTGTCAGAATACCAGACAGGCTCTTAGCGAAGAAAACTTGGCACGTATAGACCTCAAGTTTTTGGTGGCAAGGCTCTGTTTCGTAGGCTCTCAGTCTTCGTCACCAGGAACCTTGACACCCGCCGCTTTCAGCAGAGCGTCAGCTTGCTCCTCGAGTGTCTGACCTTTTCGCTTGTATGGAGTTTTCGCCTGAGCCTGCAACTTACCGTAAGACTTTACACCTTTCGGCACAGGGGGATTTTTACCGGAGTTCCCAGCTTGTTCGGAAAGAGCCTGAATCTTCGTTGCAACCAAATCCTGAGCATCAAGCATGTCGAGTCTGTCTTCCATCAACTCATCAATCCTGTCTTGCTCATCTTCGGTTGGCTTCTTCTTCTTTTGCAAGACTTTTAGCTCTGAATTGATGGCATCGATCTTCTTTTGGTACCTACTATGCTTAGCTTTAGCGGAAGCCAGATCGGTGCTCACATCACCTGTTCTCATCCAGCGTTTCTTACCGGACTTGTCGACGCGAAGGACGAGACCTTCACGCCCTTTCAGCAGGGCATCGGCCTGGTCTGCCAACTCTTCGTAACCCTTCTTGACAGGTTCATCAGCAGGCTCTTCCGTGGGCTCCTCGGCGGACTCAGCATCCGGGACAGCCCCGAGATCGTCGAAGTGGATGGCTGCCATAACAGCCGCCGGATCGGAGCTGAACGTTGACACGATCTCGTGTGCCTTGTTGAGGTCTGTCTCGGAGTAGCAAGCAGCAAGAGCCTGGAGAGCCAGGATTGGAGCCTGCCGAACGGTCGACTCTCCACCAAGGCGGTCGAGCATTGAGACGTCCTGTGGATTGTGACCTTTCTGCAAAGCGACGTCGTTCACCGGAGCGAACGTGCGGAGGAAATCGATCCACTTATCTGAGTTGTGCTTCATGTCAGCAGCGACACGTTCTGCGACATCGCGCTTGAAGTATAGTTCTTGAAGCATCGGGATACCAGACTTCGCCATATCCTCGGCGTATGCCGGAGACATCAGCTTGATCTGTTCACGATCAACATACCCTTTCGGCACTGTACCGAATCGTCGGTACATCTCGAGGGCAGTAGGATCGTTTGGAACGAAGTGCTCGATGTTCGGCCTGTCATCCGGAGACAACGCCTTGTGCAGGTCCATTGTGACAGCCCGCTCGAGAACAGGGAGTGTGGCAGCAGCGGACATGGCTTCAGGGGAGCCTGGGGTCACAGCAGGCGGCGGTTCAGGAGGCTTAGGCACATCTCCAGCTTCGTACAAGGCGATCTCAGAATCGAGTGCCTCTCTCACAGCCTGCCGAGCTGCGTCCTCGGTTACCATGTTGATGCCCTTGAGGACGTTCGGATTGGCTCCTGCGAGCGCGTGAATCTGTTCGTAGATGGCGCTTCCGGCACAATGAACTACCTCTTGTTTGAAAGCGTTGGAAGCCTTCAGCCAGAACTGCCTTTTGTCTGAGTCAGAGAAATACCTCTGACCTTCCTGCGTACGGTACCTAGACCAGATATACTCATCATTGATAGCGGAACGGGCAGCTCCCTTCATGAGAGCGGTAACGAACCTGGCTGCCTGATCCGGAGCGAGTGTCGGCGCGTTGATCTGCGCCTCGAGACGGGGAGCTAGCCCGCTACTGTAGATAGAAAACATTTGCATCCTCCTTGAGATTGCGGCCCCTCGGTTAGGTTGCTGTTAGAATAAGTCACCCTCACCAGAGGGCCACTGCGAATCCCAATCGCCGCCGGCTTCGGCAGCTCCATCATCGTCGGCACCCTGTTCACCCATGGCGGACTGCTTCTCTTGCATGTAGGTTGGATCGCGTATGATGTCCCCATGCTCGATAGGCTCCATACCGTGTGCCACACGAACCTCATTTATTGTCATGAAGACCTTGCTCTTCTCGTCGTCGAGACGAACACGGTCTCCCTCAGACTGCCTGTCGAATCCTGTGAACTGAAACTCAAACTCTCCCTGCGGGTCGAGAGCTGGCATGAGTTCCTGGTTCATGCAATCCTCGAGATAATCGATAAGGGTGCGAAGACCTTTATCCCGAGAGGCTGTCAACCGTGTCTGCTCGGGAGCCGAGTTGATCATGTTGCCGCCACCACCAATACCGCCACTGCGGTTAGGGAAGTTGATCTCAACAGGATCAATACGATACAGAGCAGAACACATATTGACGACGTAATCGAGGAAAGCACCGAACTCGATGTCCGTGGCTTGCGGAAAGTGAATGAACTCTATTCTACCGCCACGAGCGATTGGCAACAAAGGTAGCTTGTGTTTACCTCGGAAGGTAGCTACCTGTGCCTTGTACCTGGCCTCCAAAGCTTGGAGCTGCTGTTGGCTGATATCGGCTCCAGTAAGGGTGAGCATCCCTTTCGGCATCGAACCCGGCTGAAACTGACGCATGTTAGTTTCGTCGATGCCGAGGTGAGCCTGAACCATTCGCATGGCAATCTCAGCCTCAGATTCACCGTAGCCATTCTGCTTCATAGCCGAGGTGATGTTCTCTGGGCAGAACATAAACTCTTCATCTCTGAAGCGAGTCACAACCCTGCCTTGGAACACCTGAACGTAATCGTAGTCTTTGGACTTTGCGGGGTCGACGATCCTAATAGATGATCCATCGACAGCGTAAAACTGCCTTGGAGAACCGACCCTATCCAGCTCGATAAACCCGCAAGGTTGATCTAATTCCAATCGATCTCGTGCAAAGCGTTTCAGGAACGTAGAGAAACCCCGCTCCTGCCTATCTCGATTGGGGACGTCTTCTCGAGAGCAGCGATGGATGAAGTTAGTCATCTCCTCTTCGCGTGCCTTCGTGGCGTCCTGTCTCTCCCCAGCCCCTTTCTTCAGACGCACTCTGAACCCGTTGGCTCGGCCAGTTGCCATCTCAGAGTCCTCGTCCAGATTAGGGCGAGAGAACGGCATTAGCTGACCTATGCGTGTGAAGAAGATAGACGAAAGAATGGAGTCTCTGTGGCAGAGATATCGTAACGTTTCGTACCCGACCCTGCTGGGCTTCTCACGGTAAGCCGCAGAAGAAAGCGCCCAGACAAAAGGGTCTGCGACCATTGGTCCACCTGGACCGCGTACTTCATCTAGCCCTGCCACCTCGGTTTCGGCCTTGAAGAGATCCAGACCATGTCCGACAGCAGAAGCCATATCACCAAGTAGTCCCATGCTGGACCTCCGTTTGGTTTGTGTGTGCTACCAGCCCCCGAAGCCTCCGTCAAAACCAGCATCGAGCATATCGACAATATCATCCGGTGAAGGCATACCGTCGAGGCTTCCATCCTGTGACGCAAGTGAGCCTGGAGCATCTAGTTCAATGATGCGTTGATTACGCATCTCTATGTATTGTAGACCTATGTCTGCATATCCAACAGTGTGCAGCCAGTGGTCTGGACCCAGCCTAACTGCTTCGTCCACAAGATCGCCCGTCTTGTTGGGCTCTGCCGTGATAGCTATACCACGAAAGTGCAGATCTAGCAGGTCAAGGTACTTCATAGGTCTTGGAGTAGCAGCAATCCTGAAGCCTGATGGCTGAGATGTTAGCCGCAGTATTGTGTCTTTCAACCTTGGAGCACGTCCCACCGATACTATAGGAGAAGGTTGCTGCGTAGGATTGTTCCCAAACAACGGGGTAGACGTGGCAGTCGCGCTACCCGCCGACGGATACTGACAAGCATAAAAACGTTCCCCAAGCTCCTTGTAAAGCTTGGGGTTGCGGTCGTGACCATAACCAAAGTCGGCTATCGCAGCTTCTGCCTGCCAATGACGTATAAAGTCTAGAGCAGCTTTCACAGTATCATCTGGGTCGTTAGTATCAACGAACATCTGCACGTCCAGGATGATGGGAACCCTGAACTCCGAAGTTTGCCCGAGTGCGATAAACCAATTCGACTTCCCCCAGTCGATGCCGACAGCCACCTTGGCGTCCTTGAACCTGTGGTTGAGTTTGTTGCGGTCTGTGATCGTAGACATATCAGGTTCAACAAGCGAGTATGCTAACCCTTCAGTCACACGTCCAGAGTCACCGGCATAGGCTTCACCGAGAGAATAGTTGTACCACTGCCGCAGTCCAGGAGTTTCCTGGTCTCGGCAGTCAGCCATGATCATATCGGCTGTAATCCATGCACAGTCGAGCTGAGACAGAGAGTAGCCAGAGGCTTCTGCACCAGGACGTTCCGGAATCCACTCTGCGTGGTCATTCATACGGTTGAATTCTTTTCGACACTTCACGCAACCGATGATGAACGTACCAGGCTCAAAGTGAGCAGTCTTGTCGTGGGTCTCGAGTCTGCTTATGAGGGAGTCGGAGCCCTTGACTTGCAGAAGGTTCGCACGAGTAAGTGGCTGTCTATGTCCACAGTGCGAGCATGTCCACATCCAGCGCTTGTTGTCTGTTGTCTTTATCTGCTCATCAACACCCATGTTAGGAAACGACGGTGTGCTGAACAGGCGTAAGCCTCCAATCTTTGACGAACGCAAAGACATCTTGAAGGCCGTGACAACACCAGGTTTCATGCGGTCATATTCATCAAGCTCGGCTACATCACAGGCAGTCGACTCACCGATGTCCTCATTCCAACTACCCGTGACAATGAGGTTGCTCTCTCCACCACCAAGTCTAGGGGCGAATTGTTTGTGCATAAGACTTCGCCAGTTGATGAATCTACTACGCACAGACAAATCAAAGCGGCTCGGATGGGCATCTTTACCAAGGATATCGACGCGAGTCTGTGCGATCTCCCTGGCCTTTCTATCCTTGGGGAGTGTATAGACCGTCATGCAACGAAGTAGTGTGGACAGGTGAACGGTCTTGCTGATGAAGACCTCAGTAAAGCCCATCTGCCGAGCCTTACGAACGACTATGGTTTTCGACCAGTCGTCCAGGGGCATAACGTGAAAAGGTCGGTGCTTGAACGGATCTTTCCTCGAGTAAAACTGCAAAGGAGCCCCGCCAAGAAAACGGTGTTTCATTGCCCAGATCGAGGGCAAAGCGTGGTCTCCTAACAATGTCCGAATGTCGTATTCCATGCTTGACCTTGTTTGTGGGGTTTGTGTACGGGAATGTACTGCGGCGGGTCTGTACTAGGTGCGGAACTAAATGGTGTGAACGACGACGTTGTCTGCGTTTGACCAATCAGATTCTTCGTTGTAGTAGATGTCATCTGCCAGGTATTCCATGACAGTTGAAACATCTGTCTTCAAAACTACAGAGGAACCTTGCAAGAGAACGACCTCTACACAAGACATCTTGGCACTTGGGTGCTTTTCGCTGAGAGCCTTCACACCCCGAGCGATGTCATGCAACAGACTGTCTCGGTTCTTGATGTGTAGTTGCTTGATCGAATCAAGATCAAGCTTCTTGGCGCAATCCTCACAGAGATAATCTACGCCGTCAATTGTTGTGCAGAATTGTATCACATTGAACCTCTTGTTATACTAACGAACATCCTTTTCACCGCACCACGACTTGCGGATCTCATCACACACGATATCTAGCTCCTCGCGTCCCTCTCCAACGTCCCTGTGGTGCCCCCACGCTGTCACGGCATGACCACGCTGGTCTTCCGTCAGGTGTTCTCTGAGTCTGAGCCACGCACTGTCGGCCTCAGCCTGAGAGTGCATACAGCCCGCCTTGGCCTGAAACCTGTCAAGGAGCTGATCCCTCGTGAGCATGTCGATGGGGGCGGTCATGGGGTCTGCCCCTTGTGCTCACGCCTCAACCACTCTTGGGTCTTGCCAGGGTCGCCATCGCGCATTTCCTCCATTGAGGGCAACCCTTTTGTCACAGAGTTCATTAGCCGTGTCCAGGCATCTGTGGGCTCTGTTTGTTTCACGGCTAGCTTCTCACGCATGGCCTCAACAGGCTCCAACGGGTCAGGGAACACGGTGCTATCAACATCATAGATACCTTCCAAAGGCGACTTGTGCTCATACCCTCTTCGCAACATCTCTTGAACAACATATGTATGCCTAAGAACAAGAGCCCCAATGTGGTCACGCCAGCGCCGCACCTCTGGGCGATTGGAATGTCCTCTTCGGATGCCAACACGTTCATTCATGAGAATGTGAGCTATGATGTGGATCTCTCGGTGTTCACCGATAAGTCTTTGCCTGTCGAGACAAAACGGTGGTATAGGATGCCAAACTCTCATGCCTTTTCACCGATTAGGTCACACGGAATAGTTTGCATGTTTGACTCCTCACTCTGTGTGCGCCCACTCTTTACACCTCCGTTGGGCTCAAAGAATCTACGACGGTACTCAGAAGCCGACATGCCATAGCGATCCCCAAACAACCAGAACTTTTCCCAACGTCGTTGCATCGCGCTCTCTCTCGATACCTGCTCTTCTGTTGTAGAAGAAGGTTCACCAAGCATGTAGTTATAGAAGCCTCTGTTTGCAACGGAACGTTTCTTTTCAGAGGTACCAGGCATCCATATCAGCCCATCCTGGTTTGACTGACGATCAAAGCGAGCAGCCTTCAGCTCACCCTCGATATGGTCTAACCTGCGAAGTACGGCTTTCTCGAACTTATTCATTGTGAACCTCCCGCCTACCCGCAAAAGTCCTTGTCATCGGCCATAATGACAAGTGTATTCTGCAACAGTGGGCAATCTTGGTGCATAGTACCTTGGTTTACATGCTTTGTAACGTCGCTTTCATACAGATCGTCAGGCAAGCCATCAGGATGAAGACAGTGATTTGTACCATCGTACCTGCCAATCATAAGTACACAACCCGCACACTTCTTCGTAGTTATCCGTTTCACACTAAACTCCTTGCCTAGTACACCGGAATAAGCGGCTCCGGATAATGTCTGCGTATCTCGTGAGAAAGATCTTCCAGGACATCGAGAACATACGGTGCCCTAATATTATCACCCTCATCGTAGATGTACCTATGCACGATAGTAAGGAGAGCACCAAATCTGCCCAAATCCGAAAAGCGCTCCCAGTCTTTGACCTCGCCCATATTGCCGGCACCCAAATTCCAAAGCAACACTGGCTCTAAGTACTCTAATCTGTACGCAGGGATTTCACCGTAGGAATATTTGATATGTTCGCATATCAACCACAACATCCAGTCGCCTCTGTCGCACAACTCCCAAGCCTCTTGAACGTCCATATCATAGGCAAGGCTTTCAAGCCAGCGTACCGATTCCTCGCAGGCTTCACCACAGAACATATCCACAAACGTATGCACTTCCATGTCACTCCTCCACTATGCGAACTTCAGGCGGCTCGTCAACCACCTGTACATGAACAGGGTTGCTACGGCTGAAGTCGTCCGGTGAGACGCCGAACCTATCAGCAACACGCTTCTTTAGCTCCGAGTACCGTGTCGGTGAAGTTATGGCATTCAGCTCAGCCTCCACGTTGATATCGTACAACCAAGCAAACTCTTCCTTTGTAACGAGGAGATAACGCTTCATGCTAAGCCTCCTCTGGAGACCCGAGCATTATTGTCCGGACTTCGCCGACACCCTCAACGTGCTCAAGACTGTCCGATACGACCACAGACTGTCTTACTGCCACCTTCGGGTCCAGACCAGGGTCAAGGTCGAGTACGATGCTGCTCATGACCCTGTTGGTGTGTTCACAGTCCTTTGCGTACTTACGGATGAATTCGATGACCTGGTTTCTCGATGGGGCATCCTGCGGTGTCAGCCCTCTCCATAGAACAGGCTCGTCTTGCGAATCTTCCTTGTACGCCTGATAAAACCAATGGGCTTGCCCAAACATCTTATCAAGCCCAACTACGATCTCGGTGTACCCTTGCGACCTAGCCTCCTCAGAAGGCTTCAAACTAATCCTGCTCATGTTACCCCTCCAGGTTGTACTCGACATCTGTGAAGATGCCACCGTCCAGAACGATCTGAATAAGATCGATCACTGCTGTCATCACCACCAACGGATTCAAAATAACCCGCATGATGATACGTACCAAACGACACAGAAAAGCCAGAACAGGTTGCAGCTCAACCACCTCGTGTATCCAGTTATCCATGCCTAGTCCTCCAATGTGGTGTATATCGCTGCGTCGAAGGACTCTATTTCTTC